AAAGTCATCTCTTTTTTCTTTATCTTTTGGTTTTACTAGTGGCATTATTTTTTCATGTCTTTTATTTTCTTAATTACTTTTTTTGACCAACCCCATTTATCATTTGATTTGCAGATTCCGTAACCTGCTATTAATCCTAAAATAAATTCCATAATTCCTCCTATAAAAAATCAGGCGTTGTATAAATTACTGAACACCTGCAATTTATTGTTTCTCCTGGCGAACCACTTGGATCACCTGGATATTTTAATCTTTCACCACCAACAACGAATTTTTGGTCTAAAGGTATTCGCTGACCACTTGCGATTGAGTGTGTTACCCTAGTTCTTGCGTCTTGGATAGCTATCCACTCTTTCTGTGTTCCTGAGATATTCATATTCTCAGCAACAGTTTCGTTTGCCCATGAAGCAGTTCTGTGTGTTTCTGTACGAGCTATTAAATTAGCTCTATAAGCACCAAAACCTAGAATGGTATTACGCAACGCATTACCAGTTTCTTCGGTTGACAAACCATCATTGTAACTACTATTTATAACATTTTTAATTCTATTTCTAGTTGTTTCATTGATGTCAGTAATCATAGTACCAACATTTTCCTCAATATACAAGTTTAACTTTCTATCAAACTCGCTATCGAAGTCTTTTACGTTTTGCATTCTATCTAATGCATAATTCTTAAATGCGTTAGCAATGATTGTATATTGTACTCTAAATATATTTTGCAAGGTTTTTTGATTTCTATTCATGTCTAATGATATTAAAAAAAAGGAGCCAGTCTTCCAAGTTTCGTTGATTTCATTAGCTAAATTACGATAATAATTAGTCATAACTCTGTTAAAATTTTTTATAAATGGTTCTCTTAACCTATTTTGCCTATGCCATTCTCTTTCGGCAACTTTCTTAACACCGAATAATTTTACCTGTCTTTCGCTTACTATCATTAGTGTAATGTGGTATTAGGTGGCATATCATAATCGGAGAAATTAATATCTGAAAAATCAATACATCTAGTTGCCATTATAAATGTTGCTAAATGTACGGCATCTTGTTTACTCGGTAACGAAGAAACCCTAATTACAATATTACATTCGTTATTTGATTTATCTTCCTCTATATATAATTTTGTATCTATCTGTTTCATGATTTCATTGGGTGTCCCTTAGGTAATAAATCAGTATCGTAAGGCTTTCTTTTATATCTGTTATTTCTTACTGCATATAAAAATCCGTTGACCCTAGCGTACGCCCATTGTTCTTCGCTTCTTACTGATGGCCTTACTGATCCAGGTGACGTTCTGTAAGCTCCTATACCTCTTCTGAATACGGCACTCAACATTCTAAGAGTTACCCTTTTACCTGGTTTATCACCATATTTTTCATTATGTTCGTCTACTTTTCTTTTTAAACCTGCTTTTATTGCAGCAGTAACTTGTTTAGTGTCTTCAATAAAATCTTCTTTCAACTCAGATACGTTTTCGAAAAATTTATTTCTTTCCCTATCTAATTGATCAACTTTTTTATAAGACCAACTTTGCCCCGGATCACCACCCCATAATGCCCAAGCTATTCTTCCGTTGCTCGGATAACCCTTTTCGCCAGGCCTAAAACCTTCTGCTCTTTTATCAACTTCGTGTCTAGCAAAAAAAGATTTCATTCTTCTTACAACACTTGGCGATAATTTTTCTTTTCTAGCTAATTGATTTGCTCTAGTTACACCTATTATGGTACCGCCTCTGCCAAACTCTTTCCGCCACTCTAATCCTCTTTTTGCTTCTGCAACCATTCCTTCTGTAGGTGTAGTATCAATATCACTTTCCGCTTTCACTATCTCATCTACATCGTTTTCCATTTCCATGTTTTCAATTTCAACTTCTGCAGAGCTTTCTTGATTAGGTTCTTCAGGTATGTCTTCATCTGTATCAGGAGCGGTTTCATCTCCTGCAACGTTTAAAGGCATTAAAGTTGCCGGTACCAATAAACTGTCTGCTCCTGGGATTGTTTCGTAACCTAGTTGTTCTCTTGCCTCGTTTCTAGTTAAAATACCATTCTGTACACCTTGCGTTACAGACTCAAAGACTCTCGTTCTTTGTTCCGCCATTGCCGGTATAGAGTCGATGTCATATCTTAATTCTAGATCATCACCAAACTTTGGTACTAACCATTCGTTCATGTCTGATTGTATTCTATCTAGTAAAGGAATAATTGTTTCGTTGTACAATGCCAATTTTGCTTCTGCAAAGTTAGAATATGTTTGTGCATCTGGAATACCTATAAGCTGACTTGGTACACCAAAAATCAAAGCTATATCTTTTGCTGACATATTTTTAAGTTGTATGAAATCCATATCCTTTGGACTCAATCCCATTTCTTTCCAATCAAAATCACCCTCTAATAACATTGGCTTTCCTGCATTACCTGTTCCGCTAAATCTTTGAGTAAGATCATTCATTAATTGATTTCTTTGTAAATCTGATAATTGTATTTGTGCACCTGTTGGGTCCTTTGGTTTGAAAATAACTGCACCACTTGGTCGTGCACCATTTTGTAATAAATTTACATTGTGTTTGTTTGCTAAGTTATGTTGGTCAATGTCTGTTGCTGCAGATTGTATAGGCGATAATCCATAGTAATCGTCCATTGGATTAAATAGTTTAATATGTTTAACTTTTGATTTACCTGTAGCTTGGTCGACATCATAGCTTTCTATAACTTGCCCACCAACTAAATAATTGTATGCTTCTGGTATTGCCTTTGATGAACCTTTAATTCTAATTCTATCAGGTCTTAATGTGTAAAGCTCTATAGGTGGTGTATTCTCTGCACCGCTTTCTAAAATATAACTGTTACCTGAAATTAAAAGATATGAATATAAACTTGTAAAAAATTCTACTTGACCTTGTACTGGATTAGGATTGTATAATAAATCTAATAATGGGTGTTCCTCTACTTGTTGGTCGCCTCTGTAAAGTTCTATTGCTACTCTACTTGCATTATTAGAAATTAAATCAATGCATTTTTTTACTATAGCATTTTCTGAATAACCCTCTGTAGCTAACTGGTCGTACCTTGTTTTTTGTTGGTAATCAACGCCTAAACTATTGTAATATACAACCGGCGCTTCCTTTACTTCTTTTTTAATATCTTTCGGTTTTACAAAAATATTTTTAATATTATCAAAAATTGCCATTAACTTATTCTCCAATATGCTTGTCCAGAGCTAGCAGATAAATCTGTTAAAGCCCATACTAAAGCATCTAATCTGTCAGGAGAACCACTAAAACTGACAGGATTATAATTACACATTTGATCTTCCAAAAACGGAAGCGGTTTCTCATGTTTAACTCGTCTTTGTTCATATAAAGCACTCACTGGTTCTGCTCGCAAGTATTTGCCTTTTGTTGCTCTTACACTTCTATACGAAACATTCATATCTATAGTTCTTACAACTTTTTCAACTAAATCTCCACCATTATTTACTTCTGCAATTATTTTATCTGCTTCATACTTGTAATAATTTTCAACAGCTACTCTTGCCCATGCATCAGGAGAGTAACGTCCTGATAAATCTTCTCTGATATAAAACTTATTGTCTTCGCCTCTTGAAGCTACCACAATACCGGTTTCATTAGATTGTTTTGATTGTGTTACTGCTGGGTCAATAGCTATTACCGTTCGCGGATATTCGTTAGGTTTTTCGCCATCTTTTAATAATGCTTCCTGTATCATTTTTCTGTTCCATAATGCTCCTTCGACATCTTCTAAAACTTCTGCATATAATTCTTGTCGTCCTAACCTAGTTCCTTCATATTTTTCTTTTAATTTTTGTACAGCCGATTCTGCTAAATTTTTTATATTATCAAAAGTGCTTCCCTTAGTTATATGAATATCTTTTGCATTTAATAAACCTTTTAATAAATCTGTTGGTTTTGGTGTAGTTGTAATAATACATTGTGGCTTATCTCCCAAACGCAAACCAAATAATAATTGATCATAAGTTTCAGGGTCTCTCCAACTACCAAGTTCATCACACCACGCTCTATGAAATTGTGGTCCTCTTAATCTGTCTGGTTGTTCAGCAGAAAAAGTTTTGTAAATTGTGCCATTTTTTAATTTAAGTTCACCAATATATTCCCCTTC